TGATAACACGTTGGTATAATGCAAGAACTCTTATTGTAGTTCCTAACATATCACTTGTTCATCAATTATATTCTGACTTCAAAGATTACGGTTTTGATAGTGAATCAAATATTCATAAGATATTTGGTGGACAAGATAAGACTACTGATCACGATATAGTGATATCAACTTGGCAATCTGTGTATGAGATGCCAAAGAGTTTCTTTCAGGACTTCGTTGTCGTTATCGGAGACGAAGCGCATTTATTCAAAGCGCAGTCTCTAACAAAGATAATGACCAATCTAATCAATACAAAATATAGATTCGGACTAACAGGTACTCTCGATGGCTCACAGGTCAACGAGTTAGTGCTTACTGGTTTGTTTGGTCCTGCTCATAAAATCATTGATACGAAAGAACTTATTGATAGCGGTAAGCTGGCAGAACTCAAAGTAAAAGTCCTAACACTAAATCATCCAAAAGAAATATGTCAGCAGTTATCATCCTGTTCATATCAAGAAGAAATTGAACACATTATATCATACGCTCCTCGCAATAGATTCATTCGCAATCTAGCACTATCACTCAACGGCAATACTCTTATTCTATACGCATATGTTGAGAAACATGGCGCAGTACTGCATGAGATGATTAGTGAAAAAGCCAATCGCAAGGTATTCTTTGTTCATGGTGGCGTAAAGGGTGACGTCCGTGAAGAGATTCGTTCTATCGTCGAGAAAGAAACTGATGCTATTATTATCGCTTCTTATGGCACATATTCAACAGGAATAAATATAAAAAATCTACATAATGTGATATTCGCAAGTCCTACTAAGAGTCGTATTCGCACGTTACAGTCGATTGGTCGCGGGCTGCGTGTATCAGAAACAAAAGATAGTTGTATTTTATTTGACATAGCAGATAATTTGACTTATAATAAAAAGAAAAATTATACGCTGAATCATTTAATTGAACGAGTCCGAATGTATAGTGCAGAAGGATTTCCGTATGAGTTGCATGCTATTAAGTTGAGGAACGACAATGGGTCCGCAGGGAGAAGTCTTTTTTCTGAAGATGAATAATGGTGATGATATTTTGTGTATGCTCATTGGAGACGATCCTGACTGCTTATGGATCACACAACCATACCTCGTAGAGCTAGTTCAAAATCCAATGAATTTTACCGTCACACCAACTATTATGCGTTGGTTTCCTTTCGATTCTCTTCTTCACGAAAAAGTTCGAGTTGATAAAAAGAATATCATCACATATATGATAGTGGACGAAGAAGTTGCGGGGCGATATCTTAATACCATAGATACTAGTCAAAGTAAACAGCGTGAACGTGAATATGTGCAAGAACTGATTAAACGCAGAAACGAAGTTCTGAATAATTTAGCAAATACAGCAACAGGAACTATACATTAATGACTAAGAAAAAACAACATTATGTGAACAATAAGGATCTATATGCCGCGATGGTAGAATTCAAGGCGAAGGTGCAGGAAAATAGTCTTGCTGGTAAACCTCCTCCTAGGATTCCACATTATATTGGTGAAAGCATTATGAAAATTTCTACACATCTTGCATATCGACCAAACTTCGCCAACTATACGTTCCGTGATGAAATGATTTCTGACGGCATTGAGAACTGTTTGCTGTATATCAATAACTTTGATCCAGCAAAATCACAGAATCCTTTTGCTTACTTTACGCAAATTATCTATTTTGCTTTCATCAGACGTATTCAAAAAGAAAAGAAGCATCTCTATACAAAGTATGCTGCTATTGAATACGCAAACGTCATGGGCGAAACATCAGAATCACAAGGTAGTGATAATACTAACTATGACACAGATATCAAGTATGGTGAGTGGTCCAAAGAACAGATGGAAAAGTTCATGGCTGATTTCGAAACCAGCAAGAACATGAAGCGCAACAAAAAGATTGACAAACAAGCAACAGCGTAGTATAATGGGTAAAATAATCCTTCTTTCAGATATCTACGAAGTTCGTAAAAAGAAAGAGGATGAGTTGCGGTTTTACAATCAAGAATTAGAAAAGCTCAAAAACAAACTATTCTTTATTCAGAAAGAAATAGATATTACCAACTTTATCATTGATATTATTGAGCGTGAAACAGTTGTTGATCTAAAACAACTTGTTGAAAATAAAAAGGATAACGAGTGAAAATTGCTTTGATTACCGATACGCATTGGGGAGTGCGCAATGACCAACAAGCATTTCTTGATGCTAATAAGTTATTTCTTGATGATGTGTTTTTTCCTTACGTTGATTCTAACGGAGTGGGGACAATCATACATCTTGGCGATGTTGTTGATCGTCGTAAATATGTTAACATAAACACTTCTAGAAGATTGCAGGACGATTTCCTGCGACCAATCCAAGGTAGGAATATTGATTTCCATATTATTGCTGGCAATCATGATACTTACTACAAAAACACTAATGAAGTAAATGCGTTGCGTGAACTTATAGTCGGACGTTATGATAATGTTTCAGTATATGATAGCGTTCCAGAAGAAGTTGAGTTTGATGGAACTAAGATATTGTTGATGCCTTGGATCTGCGAGCAGAATCGTGAGGCGACTTTAGCTAAAATGAGGTCAACAGATGCGCAAGTTGCTTTTGGACATTTGGAACTTTCGGGATTCGAAATGTATCGCGGATCTCCTCAAAGCCACGGAGACGATCCTGTTCTTTTCGGTCGGTTTGATATGGTATGCAGTGGCCATTATCATCATAAGTCTTCCAATGGTAATGTTCATTATCTCGGCAACCATGCTGAATTTACTTGGAGTGATTACAACGACCCCAAAGGATTTCATATCTTCGATACGCAAACGAGAGATATAACATTTATTCGTAATCCATATCGTATGTTCCGTAAGATATGGTATAATGATAAAAAAGATAAGAATGTTTTAGAACAAGACTTTGCCGAATATAAAGGTTCGTTTGTTAAACTGATCGTGCAAAGCAAAGATGATCCTTTTATGTTTGATTTGTTTTCTTCAAAACTATATGAAGCTGGTCCGCTAGAAGTATCAATCGTTGAAGATCATCATCACATGGATGAAATCAGCGAAGAAGAACTTGTCAACGAAGCCGAAGATACGCTTACGATTCTAACTAAGTATATTGGCGGTCTTGAAACTGGAGTCGACAAAAAAGAACTTGACATTCTTATGAGATCACTATATCATGAATCTTTGTCTATGGAAACACAATAAATATGCTTCACTTTCATAAAGTTCGTTGGAAAAACTTTCTTTCAACGGGCAATGCCTTTACTGAAATTAGATTAGACGAAAGAATGACCACGTTGATTATCGGCGAAAATGGCGCAGGTAAATCGACGGTCCTGGATGCGTTGTGTTTTGGCTTATATGGCAAACCATTTCGCAAGATCAAGAAGGATCAGCTGATTAACTCGGTAAATCAGCGCGAAGCTGTGGTTGAAATTGAGTTCAGTAATAGTGAGCATTTGTATAAGATTGTTCGTGGTATTAAGCCGAATATCTTTGAAATCTATGAGAACGGAAATCTGTTAGATCAGGATGCTGCTTCTCGCGATTATCAGGAATCGCTCGAAAAGAATATTTTGAAACTGAGTATGAAGTCTTTCTGCCAAATTGTTATTCTCGGTTCTACTTCGTTTGTTCCGTTTATGCAATTAGCAACACATATTCGGCGTGAGGTCATAGAAGACCTACTTGATATCGGAGTATTTTCTACGATGTCTATGCTTCTGAAAGAACGTGTTGCTACAAACAAAGAACAATATAAACTCAACGCGAAAGATGTAGAAAACAATGAGCAAGGTATTTCCATTCAAGAAAAACTCAGAAACGAATATAAACAACAAAAAGATGACAAGATCGGAGAGTATTATAGCCGCATTGAAACTGCTCGTAAAAAAATGTTGTCCTACGAAGCGGAAGTTGCTGATCTCGAAGATACTATCAATCTTCTCATGGAAGAAATAACTGATAAAGATTCAATCAACGTTCGTATCCAAAAGATATTGAATCTAGAATCTAATCTTGAAAAGAAACGAAGCAATGCGCAGAAAACTATCAAATTCTATAAAGATAACGACGAATGCCCGACATGTACGCAACACATTGATGGTGATTTCAAGTTTCAAAAGATCGGAGAAAAAGAGACCATTGTATCCGAAGTGGACGATGCACTTAAAAAGATCCAAGACGAATTGCAATTATCCGAAACTAGATTATC